ACGGAACAACCGAAGGATTTCATCGCAAGATGAAGCTCATCCAGAGGCGAGCATACGGGTTTAGAAATTTTGAAAATTATCGGCTGCGTGTGCGGATTTTGTGCGGCTAGTCGAGAAGAAAAGCAACGGATGGAAATTTGATCAATCGGGCTTGCGCCCCTTTGTTTGGTGTAGACCCGTTTAATTATTGGAAATTTTAATGGTGGAGCTGGAGGGAATTGAACCCACGGCCTCTTGAATGCCATTCATAAGGCTAAAATATTTATCTTAATATTACGCATAGTTAAATTATTTTTTTTACGCCAAAATCTTGATATTACTACTTTTTACGACATGCAGTGGCGTAAAAATACGGCGTAAAAAACTATTAAAAATGTCTTCCCAAGATATACAACATACCTTTTTAACTTCACTTATATTTTTGAAAAATTTACTATCCCCTGCCATTCCACCATTAGGACTCTTAAAGCTGATTATCACTGTTGCAAAATTTTGCGCAACTATGCACTAATTGCAACTTGGTAAAAGATCCTGAAGGCTATATTCATAGCTTTATAAGTAGCCCTTTGCACTCTCATTGCTCTTGCAAAAAACAGCTCGAAATGACTCGAAGGTAAGGTACGGGTGAGTTCGATTTTTCCTAGCTTTTTCATTTTTTTATTTTGAGTTAAACAATTAAAGCCCTGCCTCATTTCTGAAGCAGGGCTTACTTTCAACAAATTATAAATTCGTACTATCGGGACATAACATCAAGCTGCCCACGATCAGAACCAATCTGGCTGGCATGCGCACTGACTTGTCCACCCTGATTGATTACACCCGCATCAGGATGAGTATGAACAGCCAAGACATCCAATGCCGCCCGCGTTTCCTGCATAAAATCAAGCATCAAAGGGAAAAAACTTATTCCACCGTCTGCAGTACTCATAGAAAAAGTTCCGGCTGTCATCTTTACATTTGCGGCCTGAATTTTTTTATCACCTGAAATATTTTCAGTACTCTGCCCTCCTACAACTTCGGAGAGATTCTTACTTACTGTAAGACTTCTGTTGCCACCAACGGTTGAAGTATGATCCTTCTTTACTTCATCAACTCTGTTACCTTTTATAGTGTAGGTATGATTGCCACCGGTAACGCCGTTCCAGTTTCTGGAAACAATCCAGCTACAGTCTGAGGCTGTGACAAAATTCAGATTATCAACTGCCGCCATATCAATATGACCACCGGATGTAAGCAACATTCCGCCGAGGGCTTCAATGTGCTTAACTCCGCCGATCTCTTCTTTGCTGTCAGCTGCTACTTTTAAAAAATGCCTAACGAAACTTACAGTTGAATCAACGGCCTCTATAACTCTTTGCAAGCTGCAATCGGTAATTTTTCCATGAGTTCGGCGCGTCCAGTTGCCATCCGGGTCTACACGCTGAAAAGTTTCAGCATCCTGCTGCCAGAGCAGTTCACCGGTTTTAAGCTCAGGCAAGGATAATCCCAGCGGGTATATCTGCCTGATTATAGGATGATCCGGCCTGCCGTAGGCAAAGCCGATTACAACCAGCGCACCTGTTTCCGGGAAACCATATACACCACGTTCCATGCCGGCACTGAATACAGGAAGAGGCACGTCTTTATAGACAGGATATGATGCATCCCTTTCTCCTTCAGCTGTCAGGATTTCAAGATCTACAGCATAACGAGGCCGGAATCGCTCACAGCTGCCGCCGTTCTGCGGTTCATCACTCACAGCCAAAACTCGGGCATATCTATCCAAGTGCAGCCCGCCTGAAAGCTCCGGGAAAATTTTGAGAAAAGCCCTTCTTATGACTTCACGCATGTGACCACCATTTCATGTCCCTTCAAACGCACCTGCTTAACACGCCGTCCATTAAGATTAGCCCCAGGCCTTAAAGCCGGGAAAATGGGACAAACCTCTGATCCGTCAGTTAAAACTCTATGAAACCATTTATCTGCAACTTTCAACAGCCTGGTAGCCCATCTGGAATCTTTCCACGAACCTATAAAAATTTGTCCATCCGGTTGTGGATTCCATACATAATCATCAATTTGAAAAACTTTGCCAATACTGGATATTCCATGGAAACCACTGCCAATTGTCTGAAAATATGGAACCCTTTTTATTGAGTATCCGTGCTCAGGGATAATAAAGACAAGCCCAGTTTTTTGAGTGTACTGTTCAAGGACGTCTTTAAGTGTTGGATGCCGCAAAGAGACAGGACATAGTTCAGCAAGCACCCCTGCAAGTTCACGACAAAAAATACGCTGCTGCGAATTATCAACCTTATAACATTTTTCAACATATCCGCTGAAAAACATTCTATCCTTATCCTGAAACGAATAGCCAACGTAAAACCGTACTAAGCCTGACACAGGTTCATTGGCCTGCAACTGAAAAACAGCACGCCCGGAACAGCTGAGTTCCAGTCGAATGTCTTCACTGACCAGTTTATACTCCTTCCCTGCTATTTCCAGCTTTTTGCGGATCTTCACGATACAATCCTATCCATGTCGTTAAGCACTTTTTTCAATGAAGTATCAGGGTCCTGTACTGATTGAACTTGACCAGTTGTCTGCCCCTGCTCTTTTTCAATAACAGCTGCGGTACCTTTTTGCCTTTGCTCCACTTTTTCAGGAACAGACAGATGTTCACGCAATTTAAAAGTTACTGACCAGGCCCGCTTATCATCCTGCTCGGACCATCCAACGCTTTCACAGCATTTAACCTGAGTAATCCCACCGGCATTAGCTGTAAGATTCGCTATGGTATAAACCTGCATTTCTCCGGTACTGTCCTTCGCTTCCAGTACACTGATCAGTTCCTGCAGCTTTGATTCATCTCTAAAATTAATATTCAATGATACGGATAAAGTTTTCGGCTTAATGCCCTTGTGCGCAGTATCTGTGCCTGAAGTTTCTCCGGATAAATCCTCTTCATGTATTTCCATACCGCCATCAACTTTCAGTCCATAGCCGGGGACGTTATAGCTTCCAAGTCTCAAAAATGTATTCATATTCCCAGCACCTCACGAAAAACAGTCATGGCTTCCTCTTCACCTATCCAGCAGCAAATTACAGCTAAAGGACTTGCCCCATCTCTCAATCCGAGTTTTGAGAAACCATTGCGTATTGTCCTCACACTACCGGAAATAAAAGCGGCCTCTCCTGCGCCACCAGTAAATATTGAACTCAGAGTTTCCCATTTTTCCAAGGACTCTTCGGAACGCTGCCGTTTCTTGGCCATCAATTCCTGAAGCAATGTTTCCGGACGTTTATTCTGAATGTCGTAACCGTGAGATATTCCCAGCAGTTCAGCCAGACATGCATCTATTTTTTTATTGGTGCTGTGCTGGCGTTCGTCCAGATATTGAAACTTGGGGGAGATGAAACCATTTCCTAAAATATATTTTTCTTTCTCAAGCACAGCCAGATCAGCGGCCCTGCGCTGTGCAAGCTGTAAAGGGACCAGTGGAAAGACCGTATTAAAAGCAGCCAGTTTGTTAGCCAGATCAGCATTGTCGTAACCGGAGATTTTAACGAATACAGCAGCATCTCCTTCCAACTCTTCATAAGGATCAGCCAGCTTGGCCATTACAGCTTCACGGCAGCCACCCGGAGAAAGGTAGGCATAATCCCCACGCCGGTCTCCGACAGGATGAATATAAGGATGAACACACAGAAATTTAGAACGAGTAGAAAGATACGCACTCAAATCAGCTGTCAATTCAGCGTCTTTACCTGCCAGCAAAGCAATGGGAGATTTATGGACCGGAATAGCTTCAGCTACCACGGATAAACGTGATCCGGCAGCGGATAAACCGTCAGGTACTCCATTTACAACCGAATCAACCTTTTCTTCCAATACGGTAGCTGAAGCAGGCACATTAAAATCAATAGATTTCCACACAGCTATTCCTGAATTTCAGGCCATGATACTTTGGAAATATCACCATCCCACGGAAAATTTTCATCAGTCGTAATATCCCGCAGTGCCTGCACATAAGTATCAAGCTTTGTGATATCATCAGTAGGAGTCAGCCCCTGCCTGATTTCTGAACGGTAACGCTCAATACGCCATTCTACAGCCTTGATGCGGCTGTCTCTTTCAGAGCGGATCGCGGAGGTCTGTTGATCAAAAGTTGGACCAGGCGCAGGTGTATAAACAATATGCCCTGAAGCATCGACGGTTGTGTTTTGTGGTCCAGCCAAAGCGATATCATGCCCGAACAGCGTATCAGCCTCGTCATCAGTTAGAGCTACTCCACCCATCGATTCTAGCCGTTCTGCGTCTGCCTCATTGTCAACATTGATAACACTACCCATATATATAAAAACTCGCATGATGTCCCCTATTATTGATATGCCCGCAATATAAAATTGTTCGAATGATCACCGATCTTAAATATAACACTTGTTGATGTCGGTATAACAATAAATGCATTTGTTGTACGAGTTGTCGCGTTTGATTGTGTGTTGCTAACTAACATATAATACGTGTGATCAATCGGTACTCGTCCATCCATTGCGCCGCTAACGGTAGCTATTTCAACGAATGTATCTACATTGCCGCTGTCTGCATCAGACAGCACAAACAAAGGTTTACCTATTTTTAATCCTGTAATTGTCCACGTCCCTTTTTCAGATCTGCTCGCCTTTAACTCCACAAGACCAGCGTTATCAGAAGCTTCAACAGCTTTATCATAAGCTCGTTTTACGGCAGCACTTGTAGCTAAACACTCAGAGCTGTCATATCCGACACCATCACTTTTAGCGTTGGGCAGATTACCAAGGCCAACTTGGACTGGAGTATGTCTATGACTTTTAGGGGCTTTGGTGTTTGCAGTGTTTAAAGCGTCAACAGCTTTATCATAAGTAAATTTTACAGCTCTGCTTGTAGCTAAACACTCCGAACTGTCATATTTGACTGAATTACTTTTAGCATTGGGCAGATTTCCGAGTCCAACTTGAGCAGGGGTATGGGTGTGACCTTTATCCGACTTTGCATCAAGATTAGACTGAAGTTCTATAACATTAGCGATTGTATGCCTATGGCTGGCAGAAGCCTTGCTATCCAAAACCGTCCTGATATCCGGGTGAGCCTGTGTGTCTGTATTATGATCTGTCAAATCCGAGGAGGCCATAGAACGGCTGGTACTCACTATGGTTTTCAAAAATGTTACCAGATCAGGTTCCACCCATTCAGTTCTTCTGCAATCTGTAACAGTACCGTTCTGATCAACTTCAGCGACTTTAACCAGATAGTGCTGAATACCGTCTTTAAGCTCATCATTAAAATTTTCACCGAATACAGGAACAACTTCAACCTGCACATCTGAGCCCTGCGGGACAAGAGCAACATCAATCCATACCGAACCGGGAAAATGACCTGCTGAGATTGAAATTGGCTGTTCCTGTTCAATACGGATTCCTTCAACATAGGCAATGCCGGCTGCTAATGAGTATGCTTGTCCATCACCTGACAGTTTAAAAGCATTTTTCCAAAATCTGGAACTCCCATATATATCCCGGTTGCTTTTCTGTTCCCGTCCGTCAATGCCGGAAAGCCTTGCGGAAAAATCCAGCTGCCAGGTATCAGCTGAGACAGTCATGCCTGTACTTTCAGCAGCACCTTCATAGGCGAGCATGATATTACGGGTCAGGTGGTTGCCCTGTATCTGTCCGGCTGTTTTAAATTTCTTTAAAGTTGGCAGAGTGGTTATGGCCACTACAACATCTTCAGCAGAAGAATAAAGTCCCAGCCAGTTAAAGTCCCAGTCTCCAAGATCAGAATCAAGAACTGCAGAATAAACCACCTGATTAGGGTTTACATACGCTTTGTACTCAGCCGGGATATCGTATTGGTAAACAATATGCTCTGCAGCCGGTTTCTGCATGGAACGGTTAATATCAGCGGACGGGTCAACGTCAGGAATATTGGCGATTATCATTTTATCAATGACTAAAGTTTTACCTGTTCCCTGCATACGGGCAATCAGGTTCTCGCCGGCAATAGTAATAATTGAACTCATAAATTAGCCTCTACAGTCAAAGTATCGTTATCAAAACAACCGCCATGCAGATTCACAGTAAGTGGCGGAATTTTCGCATAAACAGTTAAAGTATCGTGGTTAAATTCTTCAGATCTCACGGTAACGCTGACAGAGGTAATTATCTGCCAGTCGTAACGCCTGCAGGTCCTTCCGTAACATTGAATCAGAGTTTCCAGCAGGTTCTGATTTTCAGACAATTTATTATCAGGAAGACTGATGGAAACAATATCCCAATCCTGACCCGGAATACGTTCTTCAACTTCAATATAACCGACTCCAAGGCGCTTAAATATTCGCTTAAAGCCGACAACAGATCCGGAATCAACGGCATTGGCTCTGGCATATTTGATCCGCTTACGAAACAGATCCAGAGGCTCGCCTTCAAAGCGCTTAATATCACGCTGCCAGGCTAGCAGATTAAGAAAATCTTCCGTGCAGTTGTCGGGGTCCTGCATATTCACCGGAAGCATGGCCCAGTCTGAAAGTTTATCCCACCATTTCAGAGCCGATTTCCTCAGCTTCTCAAGCTCGGCCCCACCGAGCCAGAAAGGAAGTTTTAAAACAGGAATCATACTCAGAACTCCACTGTAAGGTCAGAAAGTTCAGGCAGATCCATTTGGCTTACGATGTCATCAGTGCGGTTGAACTCAATTGACAGCAGCTCTGAAAATTGATCATGCAATTCCCTATCAAGTTGAGACAGTGAAAAACGGGAAAATGGAAAGGTTTTTGTTACTTCATAATTAGAATTTTCGCGGAAAGCGCAGCGGATAAAATCTTCTACTCCCTGCCGGAGATTTTCTTTATTTTCTTCAGAAATATTTGCAGCAGTATAAATTTTAGCGGCCAGAGCAAAGGGTTTTAGCGGCATCGGAAAGCAGATCATATCATCCCCATGACCATGATGCCCTGAATTCCTGATGTAATCATTTATGGAATCCACAAAAGTCTGGGAAGGAGTGCCGGAATCAATCATGATATAGGCATTTGCACTGCCCGGTCCACGCGGGGCTCCGTGCTCAAAGTATATATAATCTGTCCGTATCCCGGCAAATAAAGCAATATCAGAAGTGTAAGCTGCATCGTGATGATACTGACCTACAGCTGAAAACTGATTCTGCCCACGCAGCCGGAAAGGTTCATCCTCTTCACGGTCTGCACCGGGCACGTCCAGCCAGTCACTTTCATTTCTAACGCTTGCAATGCCGGGAATCGGCCGCGGCAGGATGGAATAATAACCGGGGCCAAGATTATATGCCTCTCCGGTATTTTCAGCCTGAACAGGAACCTCTATGGAAAGCTCACCGTCCTTTGCGATGACTTCCTCTGACGTAACCAGACGATAGACATAGCCTGAAATAGCTGGAGTTTCGATTATGGTTCCTGCTGGGATTGTTAATGATCCTACAGAATTAATGCGGGTAAAAGTTATGTACCCCTGAGCGGCAGTAGCCTCTTTGCGTTCAAGGTCAAGTCCCCAGCAAAAAATATCAAGCCAGACTCCGGTTGCAGTCTTTAAAAAAGTATTAGGCAGAGCCGTATCCGCAAGCAGATCCACCAGCCATTTGCATGGCTTGGTCACAATAGCAGTTACAAGCCGCCAGAAAGGAGACCACTTTGAATCATTCTGGATAAGCATTTCCTGCTCTGCGTTGATGTCATTCCAGATCTTTTCCATCTCAGCTTCAGAGGTGGGAACACCTGCTTCTTTCAGCATTTTTCTATAATCAATATCACTCATATTCATGCCTCTAAGGTAAAAGCCAGATCACCAAAATCATAAGTAGTGGCGGTCAGATTAAAAATTCCTGGCTGACCAGCTAGTTCGATTATCTGACAGGAACCGGGAACAATGCGTTCGTCATCTTCAACCTGAATTTTAATTTTGATCAGGTTTTCAGCAGTCTTCAACGAATCACGGTTGGCCATAAGCTCAACCAGCAATCCAGTATCTCTGATCATGTTACAAATATCCTGAGTTATGCACGGTAGATCAGATACAAGCCGGGGATTACCACCAGCATCCAGAGTTATATCATTATCTGTTATCAGCAGATCAAAGTACATTTAGCACATCTCCAATGCCCATTGTTCATTTGTGTTGCTGTACGGGCCATAGTAGTTATTTGTGACAGGACCGCGCTGGCAGTTTTTAGAATTATTCTGATTGGATATATTTGCTATATCCTGCCGGATTCCTCCGGGCTGGATTGAAGTCTGCTTCATCTGATCGAGACTCTGAATACTTGCAGGCTTTACGTCCTGCGGCTGTATTTTCATTGAAGCAGCCACAGAGCCCTGAAGACTCTCAGGCTGAATCTGCACGGGAACTTTTACGGATGGATCAACAGAAGACGGCAAAGGAGCACTCTTGGCAGCAGATCCTAAAGTCTTAATCGCCTCCGGCGGTATTTCCATAGGGATATTATTAGAAACCTTAAGACTCTCAGGATTAGCCTTAGACTGTAATTGGGCATCAGCACCTGCAAGAACTGAATCAGTCTGCCCTTTGCCGGCTTTTTCCACTTGCTCAACAGTTGCTGTGCCTGAAAAAGAAAATCCAAGTTTATCCAAGACCCAGTTGACAATTTTTCCTAAAGACTTGAGCCATGAAATAACAGGATCAAAAACGGCTATAAGAGCTTTTCCCCACCAGGTATCTCCGAAAGCGTTCTTAAATGAATCCCACAGGTTGGAAATATACGGTAGAACAGCCATTAAAATTGCTAACGCAGCGATAATGCCGGCCACAACCATAACAACTGGATTAGCGAGAAAAACAGCGTTGAATATAGCCTGTGCAGCACTCCATCCCTTAGTGAATAAAGCCGCGACCTTGCTTATACCTGTCCATGCGCTGGTAGCCATGGTCCATCCCTTAGTAAATATAGCCGCAACCTTGGTAATACCTGTCCATGCTTTGGTAGCCATGTTCCATCCCTGCATGAAAACTTGAGCAACTTTAATAGCTGATGAGAACAAATAAATAGTTGCTATCAAACCTCCAAGAATCAATGCAGTCTGGCTAATCCATTTTACCACACCGGGATAAGCTTTAGTCCATTCAATTATTTTTCCTGAGACATCAGCAACCCAGTTGAACACATCAGCAAGTATTGGAACAAAGTAATTGCCAAGAACAATCTGTATGCTTTTAGCTCCCTGCAACATCCGCTGATACGGGTCGACGTTTTTCATCTCCATTGATTTGGCCTGAGTCATATCAGTAACGGCATTCAGCTTACCTGTAGCGTCCTTTAACCCGTCAATATTTCCAATAAGAGCCTTAACCACATCTGACCCTTCAGACCCGAAAGAATCCTTAAGGACCCCTAATTCAGAAGGATCAAAAGTATCTCCAAACTTTCCTTTAATCTTTTCCAGAATCTGAACCATTGGCAGCAATTTGCCATTGGAATCTGTAAAAGACATACCCAGCTTTTTCTGAGCTCCCTGCACGGATGAAAGGAACGCTTTAAACTTTTTGCCGGCATCTTTTGGACCAACGGAAGATTTCTGCAAAGTACCCAGCACGGCAAGTTGTTCAGAAAAAGATGCACCTGCGGCTTTACCTGCACCATTTAGAGTCGAGAATGATGCTTTCATATCTGCAACGCTGGAATGCATATATTGAGTGGCAGCAGCGGTTTTGGCGGCTACAACTTCAGCCCACTTACTTTTACCCATGGCGTTCGCTTTATCAGCATATAAGTTGAGCATGCTTGTCATATATGTAGTGACAGAGGCAGAATTCTCTTTTGTTGCTTTTGCCAGTATTCCTGTTGAGTTGGTTATAGAAGATAAATCTTTACCATGAAGACCATTTACTGAGGATTGGATCTTGGCAGCTGATTTTACGAAATCGGTAGCACTCTCACCATATTTTAAAGAATATTTAAGGGCATCATTTGAAAGAGCAGACAAGGCATCACTTTTTACACCTAGAAAGGCGGCATCTCCCATAGCGGAATTGAACTCTTCAGCAGGTTTCACCATAGAAATTATGTTGCTGAATGCTGATTGAAATGCACTACCACTATCTTTAATACTTTTAAGGGACGTTTGGAATTTACTGCTTAGCTTATCAATATTTTTATATATCTTATTGAAGATACTATCTGATTTACTTGCAATCGAATCCAATGAAGAGCCTAAACTATTTATTTTACCCAAAATCATCCCCTAAAAGCTTTCGCAATGCCATTACAGACTGCTACACTCATTTTTTCCCAATAATCTTTTTCCAAAAACAATGCTTCAGACATAGAGTCAGTATCAATTTCTCTCCCGGGAAACCATTTTGCTGAGTACAACTGCAATTGCATCAAACCGTTTCTTCCGATTTGATATGCAGCTTCCTCTACTTTCCCACTGTGATTTCCAGATCAGGAGAGTATTCCTCAATAATTTTTGCAGCGATCTGTATGGGTGCTCCGGGGAGTTCCATTACAGTCTTAAAATCATCCTTCTGCTCAGGCTTGATAGAACGCATCAAAAAATTATGTGCCGGGGTAACTTTGTTATTCGGCTGCATTTCATTAATGTACTGATTATAAATGGCTACAGTTACAGTAAATTCAAATTCCTGTCCGTTGATATTGAGAGCAATCATTTTTATTCCTTTAAATCTATTTTAGCTTCCAGACGGTCAAAACGTTTTTCCATCTGAGAAAAATATTTATCAAGTTGTGTATTAGAAACGTAATCCTTAGCCATTTCCAACCGCAGATCCTCTACAGCTTCACAATTTTTCATTAATGAACTGTGCAGGTAACGATTCCAAAGAATAACCAGTGGCCACAGCAATGTTACCAACCCAAAAATTATCCTTACAATAAGACCGGTATCCACTACTTTTGCCGTCCATCATTCTTCCAGTGAGGTTGTCCAAAAACCTGCAATAATAACGGTTCAAGGTTCTTAATGGTACGTTCTCCAAATAAAAAACCGAGAACCAGAATATTTATCACAATCAATGCTGTTTCCTGCCTGTCTGTCAGTTTCCATGAAGTAAACCACAGATAATCAAGGTAGAGGGTAGCAAAACCCCAGATAGGACGCTGACAGCCCCTGAGAAACATTATAATTTTTCCAACAACTGGCAGCTGCAAGAGATCCGAGGAAGTCCCTTCCAGAGTGGAAATGCGCTCGGTGACCTGCTTGTCAGCCTGCATAGCCAGAAGCATCATTTCCTTTTCTTTTTTATCTGCTGCAGCCTGTATGGCCATTGAAATTCTGCTTTTTTCAGCTTCACTCATATCAGGTGGGAAATATGATTTAACGGCATCAAGTATGGTCCCGCCGATACCTTTTTCTCCCCCGAACAAGTCACCTATTGCTGTAAAAAAACTCATTCCAACCCCAGAGCCAGAGCAATTCCCTTTTGAATAATTGTATGTTCGTAAGGTTGCTGCCCGTTCTCATGCCTTATAATTGCCGTGCAGAGTTCACCCAGAAAATCCGCGACAGCTATTTCTTCATGGGGTGCAACACCACATTCGGATGAGACATGTTCAATATATGCGCCTGTGTCATTTTCAACAGGAGGAGCCCAGCGATTGATGATCCCGAAAACGGTATTCAGACCGTATTTACGCTGATAGGTCAGCAAAATCTTAGCCATTGCCCTGATGCCGTATTCAGGGCTTTTAAATGAGCAAAAAGATTTATCAGGCTGAAGCTCAGCCAGACCTTCCCAGTTAATTCCATGACGAATATTTCCAGGATTATTGTTTCTTATGCCTCTTGGAATATCCATCATTACTCCTCTTCATCTCGTGCCGTTACTTTCAGGCAGAGATTTTTTTTAAAAGGACATTGTTTGCTGGGCACAGGGGTAAAATTAAATTTACCCCTAAATGCCTTCAGCACCCCTTTTTAGGATGAGACAACCCTACAACCCATCAATATCAGCTTCAGAAAGGTAAGGAACTCCGTTAATACGGATAAAGTCGGGGCTCGTAACTTCAAAAGGAATTTTGGAGATATGTTTTTCACCGCCCTTGGTATCAATATCCAGAAGGCTTTCCAGCTTCAGCTTGCAGCCGAATGCTTCAACTTTAAGCTCGTCATTACCGGCTCTGGCAAAAAACAGAATGTCAAATTCGTCCAGCTCGCGGAAACTTCCGGCAGAGCTTGCGGCCTCGGTTATGAGGTTCAGGTTCTGGGCATCAACTTCAAGTTCACCAGATGCGGAGACATCACCGTCCACCCAGCCGTTGGGAACACCGCGGTCTTTTACTGTTGCACTGTTATCTTCAATGCTGAGAGTGGATTTTTCCACATGCAGCAGAATGTCACCGATTGAGATGTCAAAATTTTTACCGCTTAATCTCTGAGCCATTGTCTACGCCTCCGCCTGATTTGAAAGATCCAGCATAAGATTACAGGTTATGGATTTAGGGCTGTTGTATGGAGTTACAACCATGTAAATCTCAACCTGATATTTTGTTTTCCAGTTAATTGTAATGTCCGTATCTTTAGGCGGTTTAACTTCACCGGGGAACTGAGTTCCCATAATTTCAACAGACCGACTCATCTCACGCAGAGGACGCATGAAATAAGTCTGATTGGCAGCAATACTTGCAGGAGTGCTGTTAAGCTTGCGGTCAGCAATTCTGGCCACAGCAAGCACATAAACCCTGCGCATGGCTTTCTGGACAACGCGCAGATTTTCAACGCACTGATAGTCGCCGGCAGGAACATCAAGCATATTTCCATCACCCCAATACATACCGGGATAATCAGGATACCACTGAGGGACTGAAAAACGTGCGGAATCGAGATCTTCCAGAATGGACATATCAATTTCACGTCCGTCTTTATCCATAGGCTTGGTTGACCATTCACCAACAAGCGGGCCGGTTGCGACACGCATGGGAGAATCAGCAACAGTAACTGAAGAATTGCAAAGACGACCGGCATAGGTACCGAGATCAAAACCCCACAGGCAGGGAACAATAGAGACCTGATCAGCTGCCACACCGGATATCAGAGGCTTAATTGCGGCACTGAAATCAGACCAGGATTCAGTTTCAAGATCAATTTTACGGGTATTGCCGATAAAGAAAATAGGACGCATATAGCGGGACATAATGCTTTCCGCTTTGGCCTGCATATCATCAACTTCAGTTGAACCAATTACCGGATCTGTCAGAACAACAGCCTCAACAGCAGCCTGTTCCATGCAGTAATCAACCGCATCAGACCATTCTTCAAGATCGGCAAGCGGATAGATACAGGCGTTCCAGTTCTGCCCGGCATTACTTCTTGCGGATTCAATCTGAATCTTCAGATTAAATTCACCTTCACCCAGAATTTCATCCAGATCTGAATCAGTGTTTACAGTTAAAAATTTACTTTCATTTGTACCCGAACCACGACCGATAAAGAGAAAATAATTTTCTACCTCATTAAATTCTCCCTGCATCAAGTTCAGATTGTTGACTTGAACTTTACCTAAAGCCATAAACTGCTCCTATACCTGCTTTGTTCAATTCAATTGAATTAAGCAGCTTGAATTGTATAAATACCGTCTTTAAATTTATTAATTAAAACGATATATTAATTTATATTTTAATTTTTATTGGCTTACGAATGACTATAAAAATCTGATTTGCATTCAAGACCAATAAGCTCTTCTGCAATATCAACGTTAAGATCATTCATTGACCAATATTTATTCATCCAGAATATACTTCCATCAGCATCTTCAACTACAAATAAAGATTCTTCAAAATTTATGGATAAATTAATTTCTATATAAGATTCGGTAATATTGGAGATATAGAATTTAGGATCAGAAAGACTAAGATAATTTCGGTGTTCATCGTTGTTTTCTATCCACGCAATAACAAGCGCAAATAAAATATCTGCATCTCCAGCAAAATTTTCTATTTTAAAATTACCGATGTACTTTATTTTTCCTATCTCTTTACAATTACCAAAATCTTTACCGGAAAGTTCTAATTCTCCACCTTCAACAGTGCATTGCAATTTTTCAGGTTCTACACCTGCAATTTCTGGTAATTTATTTATAAATTCTTTAAAAAATTTCATTTTAATTCATATAAACTGAGATTAATAAAAAGTTATTGCTAATCAAAACTAATACACAAAAGAGATAGCAACTAATTAAAAGCAACTTGAAAGACAATATATACGCAAATAAGAGAATACAAGAACACTTAATCCTATAACTTATTTATAGGATTCATATTCAAAGATTATTTTTTAATTATTAATTATGTTATTTGAGTGGAAATACATTCATATAAATTTATAAATGTATCATATTAGCTGGAAAAGTAGATAAAAAGAGAGTAAAATAATTTATAGATTCAAGATGTGGAGGAAGATTAGATGAGTGTAAAAATTAGATGCAATAAATGCGGTTCCGTAGCCCGGATAGAATCCAGCTCACAGGAAGCCGGAACATACAAGAAACTATATTGCAGCTGCAGAAATCCGGAATGCGGCCATACGTTTGTTATGGATCTGACCTTCAGCCACACTCTAAGTCCTTCAGCTCTAGACCTGCCCGAACAGCTTCGGCAGAAAATTCAAAAAGTAGAACCGGCAGAACAAGCCAATTTGTTTGTGGGGATGGGGTAAGGAAAATTATGGAATGGATTAAGAATAATAAAATTATTTCGCTAGCTATAGCTATAGGAATAGTAAATTTTGTCGGAGCTTTTATTGTATTAGCAATAGATCACAAAATAAACTTTAGTTTTCATATAGATTCAAACCTTGCTGCGGATATCGGAACATACTTGGCAGGGACTTCCGGTACACTTTGGGGAGCAGCTGGTCTGATAGTTTTGATACAAACATTAAAGGTTCAACAAGAAGGGATAGAGCAGCAAAGAGAGCTTTCAAACCAACAGTCTTTTGAGACAACTTTTTTCAATTTTCTAAACAGATATAATGAACTTCAAAAAAGCATAGATTTTAACAAAATAGATCCCTTAAAAAAATGGAGCTATAATTGTGCAAAATATGGATTTAATCATTATAAATTATCCTCTGAAGAAATTCACGAGGAAGATTTAATATACCCTGACGACCCACGAGTAGACTATGAATTCTATAAAACTGGAGATAGTTATCTGAAAGAAGAATTTGAAAAAATGACAGAGGGAATGCGAGAATGCCAATACCGAATAGATAATGATTTGAATTCATTATATATTCTTTTTTTTCAGATTATCTCAGCATTAGAAAAATATAACAGAGAAAAACCATACTATACAAATATACTATCAGGATACATTCCATGGTATGAATTTAGATTTATTTTTTATTGGGCATATGTAAAAAAAAATTATTCAAATGAACACTACATACTAATTAGAAACAACATACCTATCCAAATAAATTACCTTTATTCTCCAGAACATGCAAAGTTGTTTCCAACAGCGCGAAAATAAAAAGCCCCTCACCCTAAATCTTTTATACACACAAAAACACACAAACTCTTGACATATACCCAATCTAATGTGTATCTATACACACATGGATAGCAAAGAAATAATTTCGCTATTGAAAAAGGCCGGCTGGTACAAAGTGGCTACAAAAGGAAGTCACTGGCAATTTAAACATCCTGACAAACCCGGCAGGGTAACGGTGCCACACCCAAAAAAAGAATTTCCTGTTGGAACTTTGAAATCTATAGAAAAACAGTCCGGGTTGAAAATACTATAAGGCGGGGGCGAAAGCCCCCAGCCAGAAGATATAAAAAGGGAAAAACAAAAGGAGTTAGCTATGGCAACTTATTACGCTGTAATCCATAAGGACAAGGATTCGGATTACGGTGTGTCCTTTCCAGATGTCCCCGGTTGTATTTCAGCTGGGTCTACTTTGGAAGAGGCAGAGGTTATGGCAAAAGAAGCGTTGGCATTTCATATTGACGGAATGAAGGAAGACGGCGAAAAAATTCCCGCTCCGACTACTGATTTTAAGGCCGTGTATGAAGAGTATTGCAACGATAAAGACTTTCATAGCCTTATGCTTGTAACCCTGCAAGAAAAGGTAAAAAAGGTAAGAGTTAACATTAGCGTACCGGAACAAGATCTAAAATTAATCGATACTGTAGCAGATAAGCACGGAATGGATAGATCTGCTTTCCTCGTGCTGGCTGCCAAAAAAATCGTAACTGGTAGTTGTGAACTTTAATTAAATGGAGGATTTGTATTGAAGTGAACGAATAAAAAAAGTTAATTAATAAAAAATATAGAAAATTAAATCCCCGGTACTGAATTTCAGTACCGGGGGTAATTTACTATGAATTTTATTTCCATTGAAACTTACGTATAAGCCCCCTAAATTGACCCCAATTACCTGTAAGGTGACAATAACGCCCAGCAACTATGCCGGGAGAAATTCCGAGATTTTTAGCTAGTACGATTATATTGTCTTTTGATCTAGCTCTTCTTATTTTTAAGTTATACTTTTTAGGAATAAGAAAATCAGCAGCGAACTCATCTGCCCTCTTTTCTTGCGGGTCATCATCCCGATTCTCGTTGCTATTAATCAACATATCCTTTTTAGAATCATGTAATACGTGAGAAGCTTCATGAAAAAATGAAAACCAAAAAATATCTTCTCCTTTCCCTCTAAGTGAAAGTAAAATCATGGCCTTATCTTTAGTTAACCATTTGGTGGCACCATTCCACGGAACTTTCTTCATTTCAGGAACAAGGGCAACAGCAACACCTGCATCAGCACAAAGCTCCTTAAGCTTATGTACAAAGTCAGCATCTAAAGTTGTCAAGCATCTAATTTTTTGAAGGTTTTCAATAAACAGTTGTCGATTATATGGAGAACAATGAATTTCCAAAGCCTGTAGTTCTCCCTGCCTAATCCATGCTGAAGCAGGCCCTGGCTGAGAATCAAAACAGGAAGATCTACGAGCAGCAACTGCAGGAGTCAGCCAAAAATCCTTCCAAGCAGATACGCTTGCCACTCCATAAAACCTCAAAACTTCATGCAAATTATCAACTTTATTCTTCGTAAGTTTAATAAAACCTCTATCAGCTAATTCCTTTACAGGAATTGTCTTAAGCCAATCAATATCAGCCTCGCGTTGTTTCTTGGCTTCAAGTTTAGCTACTCTTTCTCTATAATTACTTTCGAGCTTATTCCAAAACCCGGCAGCTACACCTGTAACCAGTTCCAGTTTATTTGCCGTTTCATATGTTATAGGCTGTCTATCTTTTATTATTCGATTTAAACTTTGAACAGTCATGCCGAGTCTTAAGGCAAAATCTTTCTGTGACATGCCAAGCGACTCCTGCACCTCCAGAAGAGTTACTCCAGGAGGCACGGCATAATCAGGATCAAACCCATATTTTTTTTGTGCTATCATCCTACCACCCTCCATCAGTTTTGATGGGTGTCTTCAATTTCTATAATTTCAATTTCAGACACCTGGCTTTTGTCGATACCACCATTCTCAAGTAGTGGCACAGGATCATCCGCAGGGATAAAAAGCAACCTGTAAGGATAATCCAAATCAACTGAAAACTGCCCTTTACGGTTATTAGTCAGTTCATGACATCTAGGCGGTGGCAAATGAGAAATTTGATCCAGATTTTCGGCTGCATCCAGCTCATTCAATCTCTGCATTAATTTCATCGCCTTAACCTGACCGTATGCCTTCAGCATTTTTGCCTGGCATGAACAGTTTTTCTGCAGTTTCTTTGTTTTAAAATATATAATCATTAATTGAACTTTGTTAATTTTAATTAACACACTATTTTAATAAAAAAACAATTACAACAAGTCAATACACTCAATATATTGAATTAACTTCACTTTATATAAATCACCTTCTGACTAAGCAAATTACTTAAAATCAAAATCAACCAAAGGTCAACAAAGTATACAAAACTCCAGCACTGAATTTCAGTACCGGGGTTAATTTCAACAGAAATCAATATCTTCTGGTTTATAATTAAAAATATCACCATCAAAGGAGACAGACACTTTTGGATTGTCATTATAGTTTATCAGTTTACTCACCTCTCCAATCTTATCGAAATTAGGCTTATCTTTATTCACAACAATGACTTCATCTCCGATCTTGTAGGGCTTCCCGTATCGGTTCAAAACAACATTCTTCATAGCTGTCATACGACCTCCTGTTTCCAGAATATTATATATATGTTCAAAATGAAGTGACCTAAGTAACCTGGCTTTTTTTAAAAACACAAGACACTAATATTATTGATATTTTTTACAAGTTTTAGGTCACACTCTAAAAGTGACCTAAAGTGACCCAAAAGCACAAAAACGACATAAACATCTGTTTTACATATTAAAAATTAAGTGACCTAAGTCACTCCATTTTACTGTTTTTAGTGACCTTATGAAGTGACCCAAGTCACCTTTAGGTCACTTAAAAAGTAGTATAAAAAGTGACCTGAATTTTAACAAAATAGTTAGTATTTATAGAAAGTTAATAATACAAGTATAGTTTAGGTCACTTAAGTCACATACTTTTGAACACATATAAGAAGTTCTGAGCTGTCCCCAAATTGGGGTCAAAAAAAATTGAGAATTCCGGAGAAACTTTTTCATTTAAGAAACTCCCATCTTCTTATGTTTTTTCCTGTCCATCTACTTTTACGGCTTACGTTTTTGCTTACAAGTTTATGCCTCCTGGATGTTGGTAATAAACTAAGCAACTCATTTTTATGAAAGCTCATACTCTCCCTTTGCGCGATGGATAAAAACTCAGGAATGGAGATAGCTATAACCGAAGGATCAGTGGAATGATTTAGTCTGCCTTCTTCACGGAAGGCTGCTTCTTCATTCAAATAATGGAAAGCATCCCAGAACTGTTCAACAATGGGATGATCTGCAGACAGACGGACTATTCGCTCTTTTGCTCTTTCCAAAAGGTAATCCGTGATTTCCCCCACTCTGACAGGTGTGAGCTGAGGAAACAAAATGGATAAAGCAGAACAGCAGGCTGCAACCTGTGCATGCGTTTTTGCTATGCGGGTATTCTCTTTTATGTGGGAAAGAAAAAAAGGCTCAATATGATCAAACTCGTCAAAATACTTTTTCAAAATTTGCTGTTCGGCCATCAAAGCCGCTTTCATGAACCCGCCCACTTCTTCCACTGTTTGAACAGTAAACCATCTGGCCAGCTTAATTGTTTCGTGGCTGTGGTGGGCTTTATCAACATGGCAATGGACTATACGCTGTAAAGTAGCTGTAGACGCATTAACTTCCGCATTCTGTGAAATCACCAGAGAGCTTTTAAATTTTGGCTCCTTAATCTCGTTTCCGTGGTTCTTCACAGCCGTAATTCCGGTTCCTCCGCCGTTGTAAAAAGGCTTAAATTCATCGAAATTAAATTGACTCTTACCATAACCTCGGTCCGTTCCATCGTCCCTGTCAGACTCAATCAAGACGGTGGGCATATTTGAGAGATTTGAAAAAGCTCTGCGCCGCCCAGCCTTGGTTGATTTCAAAGCATCAAAACCTTCATGGTCGTCCCTACCCAACAACCTCCATAAAAAATATAGAGCCGTGGACTTACCCGCCCCCGGTTCACCTGTGAATTCAAAAAAGGGAAAGTCCCCCTGCTTTTTCCGTATCTGCTGAACAAACAAAGATCCCAGCCAGAAGCCCAAAAGAGCCATACCAGGAAAGCTGAATACCCGCTGGTAACGATCCAGCCAGTCAGGTGAAAAACTATTATCTGTGGAAATATCCAATCCGGATAAATGAGGTCGAACCATTTCAGAGCCGATTTGATAATAGCCGTCTTCGTGTCTAGCTATCTGCTTGCCTCTGAAATAAGCATAGTCCTTAAATATATAAGCGTTGATATCTTCAACGTATCCATAATAATCAATGCTGCGAATACTCTTGCCCTGTGCGGCAATCATCCATTTCTTTTTCAACTTCTTAAATTCTTTCTGTTCGCCGTCAAAATCAGCTCCGGGAGTCTTACCGTTCAGAGCCTTACAAAAGGCAGAGGCACTTTCCAGATCCCGCGCATCAAGTCGAATTGTTTTAGGAGGTCTATTCCTGAAATTAACCTTAAAAACATAAAACTGTTTATCTTCGATAAGCTCGTCTGTCTCATGGAAAATAAACTCTGGATATACGTTGCAGATTAATTTGAAGTTGGCGTTTTTTTCAAAGAACTCAAATCCCTTTGGACTCAAAAGGAATTTTCTTTTGAGTAGATCATCTTTTCCCGGATCTTCGGAATCCTGCCCTTTTAGAGCTTCTTCTATGAGGGCTTCTTCAAACTCAGCGTCAACCCAGACCCTATACATATAGTTGTCATGAGGAATTATGAAATCCGTACTTCTCTGCTTATACTTGTAGTGGACATATCCTTTTTCCACTTCAGTCTCAGCTAAAAGCATTTCACCACGATAGCGACCCCAAAGAAAAATATTTCTACTAAGTTCTCCATTTATTGTTATCTTTCCATGCTTATGAAGATCGTCCCAGTCTTCCTTGCCATCAGGCAGAAGAACCACCTCATATTTTACCCCCAACTCTTTAAGTTTCTCTACGTGTTTACGGATTCCTTTTTGTCCGGCCTTATCCCCATCCAGAGCGAGCACCCAGACTATTTCCTTATTCTTGTGCTGATTGATAAAATTACTTGGAAAGTTATTGCAGCTGAAAGCGGCAGCCGCCTTGATACCGTGGTGGTACAAGGCTATAGCGTGGAAAATCCCTTCCACAATAAAACATTTATCCCCTTTCTTCAGGATCTGTCTCGGCGGGGTCCAGACATCACCTTTAAAGACGGAGCCGTCCGGCTTTCTGCGCCCACCGAAGTGGGCTTTCTTACCGGCCTTATCTGTCTTATCAATTATCCGTTCCCAGTATCTGGTGCGGCCTTCATCAAGATAAAATCGCACCGTGGTGCAATAGGTATTTGTATTCGGAATCTGACAGGCCGCCTGTTCATACCAGCCGCAAATTTTGGAGAGGTCAAAACCCCGAGTAAGGGCAAGGTATGCGTCTGCTGTGCGGTTGGGTTCTTTCTCAGTTGGCTGGTATCTTTCTGCGAAATTAGTGAAAAGTTCCGGAACCAACTCACTAACTTTAAAGCTGGCTCCACAATTATTCTTGCGGTTACACTCAATGACCCACGGCCGCTCCTTGGAAGTATAAAGCTCCTTTTTTCCGCATGAAGGGCAAACGCCCTCCTGCAAATAGGAACCACGGTCCTTAAATTGAAGAACCGGATCATTTACCAATGCTCTTACTATTTCATCAACCGGAACAAAGGATTCATTATTCTTAGTCATTTGCTGCCCCTCCATCAGCCGGAACATAATCATCAAGAACAACTGCACACGAGCAAACCGCCTTCTTTACAAGGTCGATGATCACTTTTGCTCCATCGGAAACTTCTGTCTCCGGCAGCTGTCCAATAGTTTCTAGGGCGCAACAAGAATTATGTAGGAAAAGGATTGCCTGGTTAGGAGTCAGGTCTTGTCTGGCCATGATAGCCTCCGTAATACTTTTAGGTTTCGGCTGTTCATGCTCCCAAAGAACAAAAGAGCAACCAGAATTCCTAACGGGTATTACGCCGCCCTCATGCCTCACGACATGAAGATTCTGGTTGCTCTGTCTATCAGGATAGAAGTGCAGAAAATAAAATGCACCTATCCTGTCAGATTCATAAAGATATGCGCTAATGCGCAATAAAAAATCTCCATTAAGGCAGGAGAACACCACAATACTGTTAGGAAGTTCAGAATGCCCTGAAACGGAAAATTTTGTCAAGATACTAGGATAGGGTATCCTAGCAAAGGTTTGCGACTTAGACATTTGCCACCCCCATTTCCTCATATGCAATGCGGGTAATATTAGCGTCTATCTCAGCGACTTTTATGCGGAAGAGTCTGCGCTTGCCGGAATCGGTTCTAACTTCTATGGGCGGCTTGCGGTCAAAGTCTCTCTGGGTTTCCTGTTCTCCGGCATGTATCTGCAACCGGGCAAAAAGGTAGGCGGCTTCCTGCAGGTTGCCGGCTATTACACAAGTGACGCTTTTCTCACCGTTGAAATTTACAATGAACTCTTCCATTACGCTTCCCCTCCATCCTTTATTTTTAACGAATCATCCAAAACCACAGCGCACGAACAAACCGCCTTCTGGATTAGCTCCAAAAGGACTTTTGCTCCGGCGGAGATTTCGTCTTCGGGTAAGGTCTGGATGGTCTGCAAAGCGCAGCAGGAATCGTGTAAAAAGGAAATTGCCTGGCTAGGGGACAGGTCTTGTCTGGCCATGATAGCCTCCGTGTGAGTTTAAGGTGTTGGCCACTCATTGACACAAAAAAAAGAGCAGCCAGAATTCCTAACGTCTCACACGACGTGGCATGCCTCGCGACATGACCATTCTGGCTGCCCTGTCTATCAGGATGGAAGTGCAGAAAATAAAATGCACCTATCCTGTCAGATTCGGTAGTGGATGCGCTAATGCGCATATAAAAACAAAAGTCCCCGTTTAGGCCGGAGAACGCCGTGTGAGAATTAGGAAGTCCAGAATGCCCTGAAATGGAAAATTTTGTCAAGAAAGAAGTAACCATAAAAATAAAAGTTTTTTGGTTGACGTGTAACCAAAGAGTAATTATTTTCTTTTTATGGAATGGAAACTTCTTTTCTCCAATAAAGCCCGTAAGCAGATTGAAAAGCTGCCCCCGCATGTAGTTGATGCGCTTACCATCCTCCGTGCGAACATTGAGCAACATGGTCCGGTTCAGCTCAGCTGGCCGAACTACAGCAAAATAAAAGGGCAGAAAGGGTACTACCACTGCCACCTGAATAAAGGCAAACCGCGCTATGTGGCTGTGTGGGCTGTTGAAAATGATAAAATTAAAGTTGTGGAGGTCATATATGCTGGAACACACGAAAAAGTCGACTATAGAAAAGTTAGGTGATGTCGTTATAACGGGCCAGAAGCAAGACCTGCCGGAAATTGCAAATATTGTCAGGCAGCTTTTGAAGCTGACTAAGGTCAACGCAGAGGTAAAAATTATTAATGACGATGGAGAACAAGTCTTCACCGCCGATGAAGTTCTGCCGGAACCGACTCCTGCCGGCATGTTGCGCGGTGCTCGTTTCCGTGAGGACATGACGCAAGCCGATCTGGCGAAAGAACTCGGCATACACAAGAACAACATTTCCGAAATGGAAAGAGGAGTTCGTAAGATTAGTGTGGACATGGCCAAGCGGCTCGGCGCTACCCTGAATATGGAATACAAGCTTTTCCTGTAGGTCGGAAAAATGAAGCGGCAACCCAACCACCAGATCATTAATGACGCTGAAGGAAAACCGGCTTTCGTAGTGATTCCGTATGATGAATATTTGGAATTCTTCGGGGTTCCAGAAGAAGCCAGCGCGAAAGCCTTGCCCAGGATCACGATGCAACGCCGCTCCGTGGACGATGAAACGGAAGAAATATGCTTCACGGTTCCCACTGGAAAAATGAACGATTTTGAAAAACAATTACTTGAATTCCTGCGCAAAGAAAAATTAGATTTCTGCTTTAAGCATTCAGAATCTGAATAAACCATTTTCACCCTTCCACAAAAAAACGCCCTTTCCAGCCACTGGTCAGGGCGTTTTATTTTAGTCTGTTTTTATTCACTTAGCTTTTCATCCTCTGTGGCTCTTCAATCGTGTGACCTTACGTTGCGAGGTAAAATCTTTATTCATAGTAGGAAGAGCCACAGAGGTTATCCGGTTAACCCATCACCGGCCGGCTTAAAGGAGGTGTGCCTTATCCTTGGAGTCTTTTAAAATTTTGGTTGCCCTGCGTTCTGTTTCCCTGACTACCCCGATCAGCTTCATCATCTTTTCAGTGCCTTGGTTCAGTTCGCGCAGAATCCGGCGCAGCTCCTGCGGTGATAACTTATTGTCTGCAATTGCTTTGCTTGATTCACTGCCAAGGTCACTGACTTCTTTAAAAATTTCCCCGACATATTTAAGTAGTCCGGCGCAATCCAAGGATTCATGATCTACTGAAGCTTTATTTTTTGTCTGCACTATCAGCCATTTTAGAATAGTATCGTTACCCACAACTTCGCAAAATTTTGGAAGATCTTCATAGGTCGGGTAATACCGCTCCAGAGAAAATATGCGGTGGCTATTAAACGGACTCCAACCCATTTCTTCCGCCACTTCATTTTCATTTTTGCCTGAAAATTCCAATGAAAGTCGGAAGGCATCACACGCTTCAATGTTTATTAAGTCCTTAGGATCAACCATTTTCATCTCCCATTAATGTTTTGCTTCCCGAATAGAAGCGCAAATATTTTCAACTGGAACTCCGTATTCATCACGCAATAGGCTGATTGCCCGGCGCAGTTGCAAATATTTTGCAGCTAGGACAAGAGAACGCCTGGCACTGTTGGACATACGCAAAGATTTGCGTTGATCCCTATAAAGACGCGGATCAATCCTTAAAAATCTTGCAGAACCGGAATAAGAACCACACTCTTTGCGCAGAAATTCAATGTGCTTTGTTATTGTCTTTGTCATACTTATTGATAGGAGATTATCTCCTATATAGTCAAGGGGATTATATCCGCTTTATATAGGAGATATTATCCTATAAGGTTATTAAATATTGGAACACGTTAGCGGGGAAAAATATGGATAATGAATTCGAAAAAATGTTTATTGAATTCGTGACAGATAAGATTGAAAAGAAAAATATTTCTCACTCCGATTTTGCCAGGCAGGTTTATCCGGGCCGGACTCTCGGCACTGCAGAAAGAATCTGGCGACAGCTTAGGAATCCTGCTCCGGACAAACCGCCTAGACGTTTAAGCCTTTCCGAAGCATACCAGATCAGCCGTGTATTAGGCTCTGAATTTCCAGCACTTATCTGGCAAGTTGACCAATACAAAAATCAAAAGCTGGCAAAATAATCTGGCCAGTTTTTTACTCGCAATCTTCAAGGGTAACCGCTAACTGGTACACTTTTTCTTTAAGCAGCCCCAATAAAAAATTCAGTCCTACCGGAGCTACCTTACGGCAAGTCTCCAAAGCCTCAACCAACTGATATAGTTCCCTGACTGGATCCATAGTAAAACCTCCATAAGAATTCTTTTAATGCGTCTTTCTATTCGTGACCTTGATTAATAGGATATAATCTCCTATTAAGGATTTTGTTGATAGGAGATTATCTCCGGCATAATCACAGCCAGAAAGTTACTAATCCAATTAGAAAAATCAGGGGTCGGATATGGAGATTAGAGGACCATTTTATAATCAGAAGGAAGCCGCAAGATACTGCGGATACTCCGCGTCTGCCTTTGCAGACAAGCTAAGAAGCTACGATCTGCCAAGATTAGGACCAAACAGAAACAGATATGCCAGATCTGTTCTTGATCTCTGGATGACAGATCCGGATCAGTTCCTACCTAAGCCCATTAAAAAATCCAGAAAGCCTTTTCAGGTACATGTATGAGTTTCCGCAAGACAAAAGCCGGCTACTGGGTCGTTGATTTTTGGGATCAATACGGCAAGAAGCGTTCAAGATCCTTTGGCAAGAAACCTGAAGGAAAAAAACTGGCTCACGAATTTGACCTTGAAATCCAGTTGAAAAAATCCAAGGGGGAGCCGCTCCCGGTGAACCGTGGCGGCGGTATGTATCTGGATGAACTCTGCCAGATTTGGATAAACGAAAAGAAAGTCCAAGGCCGGAAAAAGAAATGGCTCAAGGACTGGGCGAGTGTATTCAACAACAAGTTTGCTCCAGAGCTGTGTAAGGTTCCGTGTGACTTGCTTGGCCAAGGTGACATTATGAATATACTGGCCAAACAGTACGCACGGTCAGCGCAGGCAACAAGAAACCGCTATGCAGGATATCTCAAATCAATTTTTCAATACGGTGTAGACCATGAACTCATTAAAAAAAATCCATTGGCTTTGTGGAAGAAAGGTAAAGAATTAAGCAGACATTCAGTTCTTACTTTGAGTGACTTAAAAAATATTCAGAAACATTCCCCGGATCATCTAGCCTGGGCTTTAGAAGTTGCCTGGAATATCCCTGTCCGTCCCGGTCCAGCGGATCTGTTCTCCCTGCGCTATGACACGCATGTTAACTATGCTCAAAGATCGTTTAAAGTTTATCACACCAAGGTTAACAGATGGGCAACAATTCAGTGCTCAGAAGACTTTATTAAAAAGGTTTTCATCCCCCAACAGGATAACACGAGCGGATTTATCATCGAATATCAGGGGGAACCTGTTGGCGATGTAGGAACAGCTCTGGCCAGAGCGGCAGGACCAAGAGGAGCTAACCTGCCTTATTCAATCTGCATGTATGATATCCGGCACTTATGGATAACAACAATGCTTAATCAGGGCATTGAAATGTCAACAATAGCATATCTGGCCGGAACCAGCGTCAGGATGATTATGAAAAACTACTATGAGCCGCATTCTGCAGACAGATCAAAAGCAGCTCTGAAACTTCCAAAGCTCTAAAAATTCTGTGCTACATTGGCTCTACCTCAAAGAAAGGGGCGATAGGATAATCCGATAAAAAGAAAGGCATACCGAACCGACTCGATATGCCCTATAAATTGATCAAATTTCCGACCAAAGAAAGGAGATCAATTTATGGATCGAATCTTAATCGGCCTGCCCGATTTTGCAATAAAAAAGGTTGTGTCATATTTTCCGATAATTCTTGAGGTGGAATGGACGGGTAAACCAGTTTGTCCGCAATGCCGCAGTTCTTCTTTTCGGATTAAGGACACGTTCTTGCGATTCATCAAAAGTATCCCGCATAACGGACGCGCATCGATTCTTCGGGTGAAATGTCACAAGCATCATTGCAAGGATTGCG